TCGCTGGCGGCCCTGCTCGGGTCGTTAACTCCATGGATATGGATATTGGTTTCCTGGCTGATCTGTGCGCCGCTGGCCGGCATATTGCTAAGAACGCGCGGGATATAATTCCGGGTTTCCTCCGGCATCAGCGCCATGCCATGCTTCTGCACGTTACCGATACCCCAGTTATAAGACGCGAGCGCTTTAGGAAGGTCGCCGTTATTGGCCTTTAAGAGCTGGGCGAGATATTTCGCTGCAGCCTGGGCGGACTTAACCGGGTCAAATGCTTCGTTACCGCGCAGCCCCAAATCCTTAGCCGTGCCGGGCATCAGCTGAAACAGTCCCTGTGCGCCGGCGCCAGACATCGCATTGGGGTTGCCTGCAGACTCGGTGATTGCAACGCTTTTCAGCAGACCCACAGGAAGCTGATATAGTTGCTCTAGCTTGCCGAACATCGGTTGCAACCACCCCAGCAACTGACTGCCTTCCTTACTCGCCTGAGGTCGCCTGAAAGACTGCCCGTATTGTTCAACCGGGCCATCTACCGGATAGATTCTCTCTGGTCCAGGGTCTTCGCCCGCCATCGGCTGGAGAGACCTATCGCCGAACCATCTTTTCATGGCTGCCCCGATACTGCGCGGGTCGAATCCGGTTTTATCTTTGATATAGTCTGCGGCATTGTCCGCGCTGGCGGAGACGGCAGGCAATGCGTCGGGGTTACCCTGCCCCTGATTTATCAGTTCACGCCCTATTGCATAGGCATCTTTCCATCTGCCGTCTTTAATAGCGTTGAGCAGTCGAGCTATCCCGTCGAGTATTTTGGACAACTCGCCAAGGTTTTCCATGATGTTGCTCATGTCCCATTTGGCTGTCCATGTCTGCGGGTCGATGCCGAGCAGGCGCATAACGGCATCTTTCAGATCGTCGACGCCTTTGATGGCGCCCTTAATCTGCGGCTCCCACTTTTTCCAGTCGATGAGCGACTGGCCGCCTTCCTTCCACGTTTTGTAATCGTCGTACAGCGCCAGAATCGCAAGGCCAAGGGCGGTTATCATCCCGATCGGCGACATCACGAACGCACCGTTCAGGATGCGCCAGGCGATAACGAGCCCGCCAAAAACCTCAATCAGGCGCTGCGTTGCCTTGTCCAGCGATGACCACCACTGCATGATGTCGCCGCCAGCCTGAATCAGCCGATACACGACACGCCCGAT